TTCAAGCTATTGCTATGGGTATTCCTACAATATGTACAAATGCTACTTCATGCACTGAGTATGCTGATTTGTCTATCCCTTTAGATTTTGAATGGTCACCTGTGCAAATGGGCGGTGTGTATAGTAATACAGGGAATTGGGCTATGCCGAGCTTAGATGACTTATGTGATAAAATGATATATGCAATTGAAAATTATGAATATGAAAAAGATAGAGCTTTGTCTGCCTCAGATTTTCTACATGAGAATTACACTTGGGACATAGTTGCAAAGGATTATGAAGATAGAATATGGGAAATATTGAAAAAGTAGAAGAAAAAAGCATTTTTGATAAATTAAAAGATATTGAAAATGTTGGTATTCTTCATGTGAAAGGCTACTCTAATTCAGAGATAGGATCATTGATGTCTCTGAAGCCTGCCGATGTTAAAGATTACATTGCAGAATATAAAAAAATATTGCAACAACAGGTAGATTCTGACCCTTATTTCTTGGAGAGAGTTCAGTTTAATACTGTTAAGTCACTTCAGGAATTTGATGAATTATCAAAAGAAGCATGGGAAACTATATCTATTGCTACAGAGCATGGCATGGTTGCAGCAAGAATACAGGCGATTAAGTTGGCTGGAGAGATCGCATCAAAAAAAGCACAGTTACATAAATTACTGGGCGGATCTACTACAGACACGGAATTTGTTGCTCGAATGCAGAAAGCAGAAAGTGTTAATCAAATTCTTTCGAGGGTTCTTCGTGATGTAATAGGTCGCTACCCAGAGATAGCAGATGAGGTACGCAAAGAACTTCAGATCGCATTTGAAATAATGGAGAGTTAAAATGAGTTATAACAAGGAACCCAAAAAAAGCCCATTTAATATAAAAAATTCCTTATACCAAGGAAGGAAAAATGGGCGCTATTACATATGTGTTTTTTTGAACACGAAAGGTGAACAAAGTGTCTGACTACCTTGGAATGAATCTTGAATATAAAGATTTTGATAGACTTCTTCGCCAGGAAGAACTTGTCGAAGAACCGGTCTCTATTCAAACCTTTGTTCAGGACAAGAAGTATTTGGGGCTTCCACCATTATCCCCCATTCAGCTTGAGATTGTACGTCATTCTACACAAATCTTTAAAAAACATACGTTAATTAAGTTAATGGGTGAAGAAGAAGGTGAAGAGTGGTATAAAAAGTACACAGATAATGAAGTTATTTGCATGTTAGGAAAAGGTAGCGGCAAAGACCACTGTGCAAGAATATCTGTTGCTTATACAGCGTATCTACTACACTGCTTAAGAGATCCATTAAATTATTTTGGCAAGGCTACTGGTGTTTATGTTGATCTTCTTAATCTAGCTGTCAATGCTCAGCAGGCTCAAAGAGTGTTCTTTGAACCTTTAAAAAACTTATTGCTTTCCTCCCCCTACTTTAATGAAGTTGGGTTCGAGCCAAGAGTTTCAGAAATCTTTTTCTTTTCTAGGCCGGTTAGATGTTTCTCTGGTCACTCTGAGAGTGAAGGATGGGAAGGCTATGAAGTGCTTACTATCATTCTTGATGAGATCTCTGCTTTTAAAACTGACGCTGAACTTCGTGGTGAAACAAGAGCTAAAGGTTCAGCTTCTGCAATTTATAACATGAGTAAGTTATCTGTCATGTCTCGTTTCCCTGAAGTTGGTAAAGTCATACTTCTATCATTCCCTAGATACAAAGGTGACTTCATTCAGCAAAGATATTTCTCTGCTAACGAAAAAAATGAGCCAAAAACTTGGACAGTGAAGGCGGCAACGTGGGAAGTTAATCCAACGATTAAAAGAGAAGATCTTGAATCAGAGTTTATTAGAAATCCAATTGAGGCAAGAGCTCGTTTTGAATGCGAGCCTCCCAATATGGAAGATGCTTTCTTTAGAGATCCAGATCTTGTAAGAGCAGCATTCTCTTATGCTGATAATCCCCTTAATGAGGACGGGACTTATAAGAAGTGGTTTAATAATCAGGATAATCATGTTAGATTCATACATGTCGATCTTGGTTTGAAAAGAGACCGTGCTGCATTAGCTATGTCACATTGTTCTGGATTTACAGAAGTTAAAACTGGAATAGGTGTGGAGACACTGCCAGTTATTAATGTTGATTTTGTAACATCATGGGAGGCTGCTCACGGTCAAGAAATTAACTTTGCTTCAATTAGAAGTATGATCGTAGAGTTGTGTAGAAAATTTGATGTTGGTCTAGTAACTTTTGACAGGTGGCAGTCCGTAGAGATGATACAGTCTCTTAGATCTCAAAATATTAATGCAGACTTTAGATCTGTGAAGAAGTCAGACTACGATAGCTTAATGACTGCTATTTACGATAGAAGATTAAGAGGTTATTGGAATGAGTTACTTGTTGAAGAGGAACTGTTAAAGCTCAGGCTTTTTGCCAATAATAAGATTGATCACCCTGCTGAGGGTTCAAAAGACCTTGCTGATGCTGTTGCTGGATCTGTTGCTTGTTGTATCGATAACATTGCTATCGAATCGGAAATGGATATTGAAATCTTGCGTCCTGGTGTTGATTGGGAGAATGACGAAGAAGAACTCGGCTACGGCACGGTTAGAATTTATGATGGTAATGTCAATGAGTTTATCCCTGGTTACAGCAAATCCTCTCCTCAAGGCTTGGAAGACTTGTGGTTGGAAAACCTATAGGCTTTTCCGCTATAACAAATTTTTTTTTAAAAAAGTCGTTTTTCTGTAGCAAGACCCCGTTGGGCGAGATACTATGTCTTTCGACAACGGGGCGACCGACCCCACCGCACAGATAGGAAATACAAATGATTTCAATCAAGGAAACCGAAAACTTTCCGGCAATCACTCGCAGTGGCCGTGTGTCGGCTGAATTGCAAATGATTATCGACTGTCTTATTGAGTCTTCGAATACTGACAAGTCCTACGTTATCGAAGGAATTGATCATGGTAATTCTTATAACTCAATGCAGCAGAGAATCCGCACTCAGGCTAAGAAATTAGGCTTGTCTGTTAAGATCTCTCATGATCGTAACAATAGCGAACTTTATTTCAAGGCTTCTCGTCCGGTTGGTTCAACTGTTAGCACAAAGAGTAAGTCGAAGAAGTCTTCGGAAACAATCTGATTTTAAATAATCACAAAAAAGCGCCGGCTCGCAATGAGCCGGCGCTTTTTTTTTGCTATAATGCTTGTATGCTTTCTACTGAACAAATTAAAATTGAAATTGATAAAGATCAAATCAACACATGGTATCCAATGTTTGCTTTGCCATGTTATGACCGTCAAATTACTGAGCCGTTTTTTATGTCTATGATGAAAACTGCTATGAGATTTAGAGAACTCGGCTTGAGATTTGCTATTAGTACAATTAGTGATTCCCTGATTAACAGGGGTAGAAATCAACTTGTTGCTAAGTTTATGGCTAATCCTGATTTTACACATCTAATGTTTATTGATGTCGATCTTGGTTTTGATGCCGATGATATTCTTAAGTTACTTTGGCATGATAAAGATATCATGACTGGTGCTTATCCAATCAAAGAAATTAATTGGTCTAAGGTTAAAGAAAAAGCTTCTGTGCTTGGGTCAGATCAACTGATGGAAGCATCTCTTAGATATGTGGTTAACCCCGCCTATCATGGTGAACAGCGTGTAAAGGTGAATAATGGTGCTCTGTCTATTTACGACGCTGGAACTGGCTTTATGTTGATTAAAAGATCTGTTTTTGAAAAGATGTTTGAGCAATATCCTGAGTTGCAGTATCGTGATGATACTGGTTCTTTGAAGGGTGAAGAGTTGAACAACTCATACGCTCTATTTAATAGCTATGTTGATGAGACTGGCCGCTTCCTTTCCGAAGATTATGGCTTTGGCCGCTACTGGCAGAAGATGGGTGGAGAAGTTTGGGTTGATCCATCTATTAAGTTAACTCATTTAGGAAGAATGGAATATACAGGAACACTTGTTAATTGGCTTGTTGAAAATGCAAGAGTAAATCCGGTTCCTGAGTCAGACCCAGTAACAGAGTAGTTCCTGTTACATATAGTATTTCTGTTACAATATTTTTTAAGAAAATGTACTGGGAATCGATTCGTCCTGTATTTCGTCGTATGCGCCAAAAATTTGTACTAAAATTTGCAAAAAACATTTACAAACACAGCCCCGTTCGCAAAGTCTTTTATTTTGAGTTTG